CCCGCGACGAGACACAGGCTTGGTCGGTTGAACTGCCGGTGCCTCCACCGGCTCAGGCTCAGGTTTTGCCGTTTCCACGGCTCGCCTCATGCCAATCAACAGCATTGCAGTGGATGTATCAACTTCAACGATGGAGCCCGCTTTCGTGGGCTCCCCGTTGACGATCACACCATGAGTGATCTGAATCCACATCACAATCAGCTAGCAAACGAGAACGAAGCAGGCTGCTTCACGGCAAGGTCGATGTCCTGCAGTGCAATCACACGGACGGTGCCAGCAGTAGCGCCCGCAAAGGGATCCACGGTGAGATCAAGTCCTGACCACATGCCCATGACCATCATCGAAAAATCACCGAACAGTGCATCGTTGTTCAGCAGTTGGTTCGAGACGATCACCGGGTAGCCGTTGATCTCGTTGTTCTCAAACACAAACTGAGCGGTATTCGATGCCTTTTCGGTGGATTTCAGCGCACCGCGAGCGGAAGCGTTGATGATGTACCGCAGGCTGCCGGCGTCAGCGTTGGCTGCAGCAACCTCGGTTTCCATCGCGATGTACTCCTCGAAGGTACCGAAGGTGCTCAGGCTCACACCGCTGCCGATGCCAGTGGTCAGCGTCAGACCCTGGGGCTGATTGCTGGATCCGGTGCCATAGACACCAACGCGGTCGATTTCAAGCGCGATCACACGGGTGAGATCGTTCCGAATCATGCCCTCAACATCGATCGAAGACTGCAGCAGCAGACGGCGGCTGTAGTCCACAAAGGCACCCACGGTCTTGGGTGTCATGTTCACCTGATCGATCGCCTGTTGGCTTTCGGTCGGGGAAGAATTTTCGCCGACCCAGTATGCGGTCGAAGCGGAAGTTTGTCTCGGGATGCTGATGTTGCCCTGCAGGCCGGTCAGCATCGTCACGCCGGCCTGGGCCAGAGCGAGACGGTTGCGCAGCAGATCGATGAACGATCCAGCCAGCAGCTGATCCTCAACCAAGTTGCCGCCGGCAGAAGGAGTGCCGACCACCAGGTCACGACGCAGCACTTCGTTCGGCACCACGATGCCGTTGGAGGAGCGCTCATATTTCTGAGCAGCGGCCTTGCCGACTTCAATTTCAAACTCAGCTTCACGACGAGCCTGAGCATCACCCTGGTTGGCCAGGTAGTTCAGAGCTCGAACGAAACTGAATCGACGGGTCTCCTTGTCGGAGAGGCCAACATCGTTGGCATCGATGCGATGTTCCACAGGTTGTTTGCCGATTTTTTCGAGGAAAGCAGCACGCGCCTCATCAATCGACTTGCCGCCGTCGATCAGTTCACGAGCCAGTTCGGGGAGCTTATGACGCTCGCCGATTTGAGAGATGGTGGTGGCACGGTTACGCTCGGCCTCAACGGCCTCGGACCGGATCACCTCCAGGTCAGGAGTGTTGTCCATGACGGGTTCAGTCATAGTGTTTGCAGGAGATGCGGCCGGGGCCGCTTGCTCGGTTTCGGAATCATCCAGAGAACGTCCGACGCCGACAGTGGGATCAGCTGGAATGCTGACCACACTGACCTCGAAAGGTGACCATCGGGTCGCCACGAAGTCATTTTCGCGTTCCTCCATCTTATCAATGGAGTAGCCGAATGAAACGCCACGGAGGATGCCGTCGCGTACATCCGCAAGCACTTCTTGCGCTTGCTTGTTGCGCGAGAAGCGCACATTGACATAACCGCGTTTTTTCTCACCATTGATCCATGCGCGTTCGACAACGCCGATAATGCGGTCAGGATCGTGATTGAAAAGCAGCGGTGCGCCATCGTTTAGCCGCTCAAGATTGGCAGCTTCCATTTCGTGGCTCAAGACTTCGTTGCCGAAGTAGCGAGCCACTGGATATTCGGAGCTGAACGGAAATTCGATTGTCCGTTCGTCCAGCATGTTGAACTTGGTAGTCTCAACACGCTTGAATTTCGCGCCCTCAAGGTCGCGAACGTTGACTTCTTCCATTTCGCGTAGTGCTTCGATCTTTGTCAGTGTACTGAATTTATGACCAACTCTAGTATCAGTCCCCTGCCAACCATCATCACCTTGCCGATACACGCGAATCAATGCAGCTGGATCATCCTCGCCGCCTTCAATACTGAAGCTTGAGTCGGGCACATCGATCGAGCCATCACGCACAATCCGCTCAATCTTGCCGCGAGCGCGACCGCCTGAGCTGTTCCAGGAGACGAAATCGCCAACCTTCAGCTCATCCGGCTTGGCCCGATCGCCAGTCGCCTCCTCGAACTCCATCACCTCATAGTCGCGGTCATCCAGCCATGCACGCGCCTCAGCAGCAGTGAACTTCGACAGCCGGAATCGGATCGCCTGCAGCTCAGCGCCATCCTCGCCTTCTTTGATGCCAAAGATGAAGTCCACCCCATCGCCGCCGCCATCGTTGCGGCGACGAAACTCGTCATACTGATCAGGGTCACGCAGTCGAGCAGCGTGCTCATTCGGATATGGCCTATCACCATCGCCCATCACCATTGCTCGATCCATCCTTTCCACCAACGCGTCAGCCCAGCTCTTGCCCGCATCACCGCCCCAAGCGGCCCATGCAACGCGGCCAGGTGACGGGTATCCATCCTCACCAGAGCTGAACCCCTCAGCCTTCTTGTCCACCTCGTGCCTGGCGAACCAAGCGCTCATCGTCACGATGGTGTCATCACTCAGCTCATCGCCTGACAGGATCTGGCTGGCGCGGCGAGCAGCAACATCAGTGCCACCCTTATACCCCTCCTCCTTCCATGCGCGGTAACGGCGAGCTTCCTCGCGCATACCCTCAGTCGGCATAGCAGGCATTACTCAACAGCCTCCATCGGTGATTTCGTGATGTCGCGATCAAGTTCAACATTAAGGCTGGCGGCTGTTTGTTGCTCTTGCGCGATCTGGGTCAAGTTGTCGTTGAAGTCCCCACCAAGCTTCGCAACGATTTGCGATTTTGTCATGTACCCCGCTTGCTCCATCTCACGGTAAGCCTTCGCTTCCTTCAACGGATCCACCCAATCCCAAGCACGCGCCATCCAACGCGGTGTGTCGTAGCGCTCTGGTCTTAGGTAATAATCCTCAAACGGCAGCTCGCCACTTAGTACTGCTAGATCCAGCCATTCGCGGAACACTCGCATATGGAAGTGTTCAATCATGTAAGACTGAATCACCTTCCAATGCTCACGATCTTCCAACAAGCTCAATCTGCTGCTGCTATAGTTTGTGTCCGAAAAATCACGGCTCAGCGTCTCATAGCTACAGCCAAAACCGCTTGCAAATCTGCGCACCTTGTTGCGCACAAACATCTCGAACTGCTGATCTGGCGATCCGATGTCTGGGACCGTGACACCCTCGCCAGGCCCCAGGTAGCGAAACATCCCTGGCTCGAACTCAGAAATCCGCCGATCCGCATCGACCGCATCACCATCAAGCTCACCCTCGGGCGAGGTAACGAAACCCATGATCGATGCCGCCGCACGTGCACGGATCACAGCTGCCTCTTCGTAGCCCTGCAGCTGATGCGCATCAGCCATCACCGGATGGAACCACGGCACACCGCGATGTTGCTTCGGGCGTTCAGGCAGGAACAGATGAATCACGTCCTCGGCAGGCAGGAACATATGCTTGCCCTCACGCTCCGGCGCAGCCTGGAACCAGTAATCGCCTGGATGTCGCGTCAGGAACGCATACCGCACAGGCCGTCCCCATTTATTGACCTCGACGCCCATTCGCCACTCGTTCTCCCTCGCAAGCGTCGGACCCTGATGCTCCTCATCCAGCACATCAGCTTCGAGCATCTCCAGCGCCAATGGCACGCGACTGCCGCCAAACGGGCGACGGATGATCCTGAACAGCGCTTCGCCGGATTCCGGCAACGCACCAACGGCCAGCCACTCCATCATGTGGAAGCTATGCCGACCAGCAACATCGCAATGCTTCGCACGGCACCACGCGTTCCACTTCTCTTCGATCAGCCGATTCGCCTGCTCATTCGGTTTCCGTGTCCGCACCTGCTGCACTTGAGACTGCAGCTTGATGCCCGACCCGACAACGTTGATCTGCGTCGTTCGCTTTGCCTGCTTGGCGTACGGGTTGTTCCGCACCATCTCACGGCTGCGGTCACGCAGCTTTCGCAAACTGGTGCGAATCTCAGCGTCAGCGCTTGCTTGCGATGACAACCAATCATTCGTCAAGCGCGAAATCATCGCGCCGGCATACCCTCGCTTCTGTTGGCGACGCGGGATCTGCTGCAGACCTAACCTTGCCAGAAATCTTGTACGGAATCCCATCAGCTTTGGTTGAACCGAACGTAAAGGCTATGCGGATCGCCGAGACCAGAAGCAATCAGCTTTGCCTTGTTCTCTTTCGCCACAATTGACTTTAGCCTTGATTCAAGCTCGATCAACTCAGACAAGTCATACCGCTTCAGGTTGCGGTTGCCGATTCTGTACTCGGAGACGGCGCCGCCGCTGATCAAGCTGCGGATAGCAGCTTGTACCGCATCAAGATCCTGCTGTGCCTGCGTCCGCCCATCGAACGCGCCTGGCGTGCCCGTGTAAGCCAGCGATGGCTGCACCTCGATCTGCCCACGGCTGTACTCCAGCGTCGCGCCATCGCTCACTGCCGTCGCAACAGCTTGGAAATACCAATTAGGACTGGCGTCCATGTTGGTGGTCACCGCACCCGACAACACGGTCTTCCAGCCGCTGTTATACGCAACCGCAGTTGCAGTAACACCCTCGCCAGCCGTGTTCAGCCTGAAGTAATACGTCAGCGTGTGCGTTGCGCTCGTAACCGCATTGCCAAACACATCAACAGTCTCGGCATCAGTCCACACCGCGTCCACGCCACTCGTTATGGAGGGTGGGATTGACATCGACAAAAAATATCACCTGATACGCCGAAGTCTAACTCCTACCACTGCTTCACGAAACTCCTCCCCGAACGCGCTGGTGGTGCCTGTCGTGACGCCTTCCGTTCCTCTGGCGCCTTCTCCAATTGATCCCATAGCGTCCTGCGGTCTTTTGTCTGATACACGCGATTCAATGCGGCATATGCGTACACCAATTCATCCAACGCTTCGTTTCGTGCGCTGCTCTTCTTCACCCACACCCGCTCCGGGAAGCCATTCCTGAAGCGCATGATCTGCTTCTCGGCTGTCAGCTCCTGGAAGTAATCCTCGCCAACGGTCGGATAGAAATGCAGGTACCCCGCACCGGGATCGTTGTGCTTCAGCCTGCCGAACAGCAGTGATTTCACCGTGTCCGATCCAACCGGGAACACCTGAGCGCCTTTCTTCAGTGTCTTGCCCTTTGCGTTCAGATCCACCTTGCTTGCCTTGCCGATCGGTGGCTTGTTCTTCTGCGCCATGCCCTTGATGGCGATCACGCCCATGTTCTGGCGCTCCCTCGCGTACTGGTACACCTCGGCGGTGTGGTGACCACCGGAGTCGATCGCAGTCACCATCGGGGCCAATTTCCGCTCACCATCGCCCTCGTACGGCGCTTGCAGAATCTCGTCCAACTGCTTCCACACATCCGGCCGGCTTGGATCGCCATAAATCTTCACCCGATCGATCAGCCACCCTTCCTCTTCACGTCCCCAGCCCCACACGCTCAGCGATAGTCGATCGTCCTGCACGTCGCAGCCAATCGTCAGCAGCAGCGCCTCGCTTGGTACCTGACGGTGCTGATACGCCTCAGATGCAGCACGCTCACTCAACGCATCCGCGCCAACCTTCGACGCATACTCGTCCTCCCACGTCTCACCCAACACCGTATTGACGAACGTCTTCAGTTGCTCCGCGTCGCTCTTTGCATCCAAAAATTCCTCCACCAGGTTCGGCCACGCTGCATTCGGGCTGTAGCTATACGCGGCCCAGATGTGGAACGACACATGCTTGCCATTGCCGGGCGCAGTGGCACGCCACTCGCCGCGCTCCACCATCCAGCGCTTCTTCGCAGCTGGGATCCACACGCCACATCCCTCGCACGCATAGCTCGCAGTATCGGGGTCGTTATCGCGCCATTTGATGTTTGCCCATTTCAGGTACTGCATATGACCACAATCAGGGCACGGCACGAAATATCGCCGCTGGTCGCCCTGCTGAAACATCCGCTCAATACGGCTGAAATCCTTCACCGTTGGCGTTGATCCCGCCACGATCTTGCGGTTCCAGTAATACTCAGTCCGCCTGATGCCCAGCTTGATCTGGTCACCCTCAGTGCCGGCCGAAGGTGGGTAGCCGTCCGTCTCATCGAACAACACCACGCGACGGCTGACGCGACGGAAGCCACGCGGGCTGTTCGCGCCGACAAGGCTCAAGCTCCCGCCAGGGAACTGCTTCTGGAGGATCGTGTTCGCGCCATCTTTCGATTTCGCTTCACTCACCAAACCACGCAAGCACGGCGTATCACGCAGCATTGGCGCGATCTCCTCTTTCGAGTACCCCTGCGCGTCCTCGATGGTTGGCTGCACGATCATGATCGGGCATGGATCCTGATGTATGTGGTAGGCCGCGACGTGGTTCAGGATTTTGGAGTAGCCAACACGCGCAGATTTCATCACCGTGATCTGCTCGATCTTCGGATCAGTGATCGCATCCATGATCCCCTTCTGGTACGGCAGCGTGTGCCACCGCCCACCCTCTGCGCTTGACTCTGAACTCAAATACGCATAATTATCTGCCCATTCGCTCAAAGTCATCTTCTTTGGCGGCTTGAACGCCAAAAATGCCGCTTTTTTGAGCTTTTCTGCGTTATTCGCCATCAACAGCTAGATCCTCAAGCGTTTCACGAACAATATCATCCAAGACACCGATTGCATCTGTGTCCAAGTCTGGTATCCGTTGTTTGGCCTTGGTTGGTATTCCTAGTAGCTTCGTTCTTGCGCGAGTGATAATCTCCACCCACTCGTGCTCTACCTCTTCGGCTTTAACCAGCAGCCCTTCTTTCTGCTGACGTTCAAGCTCAAGTAGCTCCGCCTTCAGGTGCTCCGTTCGGGCGCGGGACTCGTCATAATCAGGGATCGCTTCATTTGTTTTGCTAATTCTCGATTCATCGTTGCTTTTCATTCGCTCTTCTCTGCTTCGCAGTGGTTTCCTGGTGCGGCCTTCGCCAGGTGGTTTTGGACCCATGCCAATTCTGGTCTGCGTATTACGTGACCATTCTTCGCGCATGGTTTCGCTGTTGACCAACGGCTTGCCATCGCGACCAGTGACGACAGAAAGTCGCCCTGCTTTTACGGCTGCATATACAGCTTCCGGTGTAACGCCCATGGCTCGGGCAGCTTCAGCGCGTGT